AACCGCTCCTGCACAACCTGCACCTATGCCTATGCCTGCACCTAGCGGTGGTACGGGCGGTATGGATATGTTGGCGTTAGCCGCACTACTGCAAGGGCAACAAGGTGGTGGAGCACAGCCACAGCAGGTACAGCCACAGCAAGCGTTACCGTCGGGAGTAGCGCCGGGAGGCAAATACTATGACTTCAACGGTACTCCAATGTATCAGCCACCTATGCCCACTGCTGCACCGGGGCAATTCATAGCGCAGGTAATGCCTAATCCAATAGATTTAACAACGGGTAAACCACAAGACAATAGCATAGGCGGTGGTATAGCTGATGCTATGAAGAAGATGCAAGAGCAAGCGCCAAAACAAATGCCAACAACAGATCGTGTAGCAGGCCCACCAAAAGGACAGCGACGACGAGGACAACCTGTGCCAAGCACTGGCGGGGGTATGAAAAAGAGTGATGTTCCCGTAGGTCGTGGCACTACTAAACCTGCACCAAGTATTGAAGAGCTACTAGGTCGCGGGGGAGTGAAAAAGGGTAATGTTCCCGTAGGTCGTGGAGTAAATGACGGTGCTCAATATAAAGATACTCCACCAAGAAAAGCTCAACCTGCACCGAGACGCGCACCTACGCCTCCTATGGACTACTCCAAAATGTTAAACAGTATTGGTGGTGTAGGTATGGCTGAAGGCGGCTACCTTAACGGTGATTCTGATGGGCAAGCTGATAAAATTCCCGGTAGCATTGATGGTGTACAAGAAGCTAGACTTAGCCACGGTGAATACGTGTTACCTGCTGACCTAGTATCTCTTTTAGGTAACGGTAACTCTGACGCAGGTGCAAAAGCCCTAGACGAGTTCATGGCTATGGTACGTAAGAAAGGTACTGGCACTGAGAAACAACAAAATAACATTAAGGCTGATAAAGTTTTAGCCTCTTTGATGAAAGGTAAGGGGTAAGTTATGGCACAGACTGATTTAGGGGTTACAGATCCCAATAGCTCCGTAGGGCAACCCGCAGGTACATCTGGTGCTCTAGCAGACTGGTCTGGTAAATATGTCACTGACATGCTGGGTCAAGCTCAAGCTCTAGGTAATAAACCTTATCAGGCTTACACAGGCCCACTCACTTCTGGTGCCTCTGGGTTACAGAACCAAGCCTTTAGTGGCTACGGTGCGTTAGATCCTAATCAACAGACCGGCATTGGTTCTTACGGCGGGTCAACGGGGCCGGGTACTTTTGGTTTTGGTAGTGCAGCAGGGCAAGGATATGCTCCCGGCTTTACCGCTGGTTCTGCCGATATGTCCGGTATGGGCATGAACAGATTCCAAAACAACTACAACCCACAGGCGTTTACTGGGCAAGCTGCACAGCAGTATATGAACCCGTACCTACAGGCTGCACTAAATCCGCAAATAGCGGAAGTCCGTAGACAAGAAGCACTTACACAGTCGCAAGATGCTGGTAGAGCCGCTCAAGCAGGGGCTTTTGGTGGGTCACGTTCATTTATTATGGATGCTGAAAGAGCACGTAACACAGGACAACAGATTGCCGATATTACTGGGCAAGGCTACGCTCGTGCTTTTGATACCGCTCAAGGCCAATTCAACACTGAACAACAACGCCTGATGGCTGACCGTGATGCTAGGATGGGTCAGTTTAATACTGAAGAAAACATGCGCCAGCGTATCGCTGAAGTCGGCATAGATCAGTTTAACAAAGAACAAGCAGGGTTACGCCAAGATGAAAGCGGGCGCAGATCTCAGTTTAATACTGAAGCTGACCGTCAATCTGCCTTTGACGAAAGTCGTAGAGGCCAATTTAACGAAGAAGAACGCCGCCAAATGCAGTTCGATGAGTATGGTAGAAATCAGTTTAACACTGAAGAAGACCGTAGAATTGCAGCAGAGGACTCTGATCGTCGTTATGGCCTATCCGCGCTAAGAGATATGAGTACCGCTGGTGCCGCTGAACGAGATATAGCACAACAAGGTATTACCGCTGACTACTTACAGTACCAACAAGAACAACAGTACCCTTACCAACAGTTAGAGTTTATGCAGTCAATGCTTCAAGGTTTACCAGTAGCTGCTAGAACGCAATCGTATGTTGCCCCCGGATCTTTCCAAGACCTTTCAGGTGCATCAGGTGGTGTAATGGCATTATTACAAAGTCTAATACCCGGCTTTGGAGGACAACCTTAATGTTAGATAACATTATGCAGAAGAGCGCACGTATAGAAGATGCCTACGCAGGTAACTTAGACGGCTTAAAACAGCGAGTAGAAAAAGCTGGGGTGTCAAACGAACTCCTAGCAGCTTTTGTGCTACAAGGTCAACTTGCCCAGCGAGAAGCTGCTCAACGTAATGCGGCTATGCAGCAGCAGAGCAACCCTCAAACCGTAACGCAGCAGATGCAACTAGCTCTTGATGCAAACAGCAGCCCAAGTGAAGGCGATGTAGTTGAGCGTACAGGCATAGCAGGCCAGCAGATGGCGCAAAACGCACAGATGCCACAAGGCCCACAAGGTGGCGGTGGTATAGCCAGTCAAGCTGGCCCAGTTAATTTAGCTGGTGGTGGTATTGTTTCGTTTTACAGCGGAGGCCCAATTAGTGAGATTACAGATGAAGATGTTGCAGCGTACAGAGCCGCAAATCCTTTAGAGGCTGGAAACTTACCTACACAAGTTATTAAAAATAAAATATATGTGGAAGCTAATCCTCAACTGGACAAATATCTCGAATCAATACCTGATTCTGGTGCTCAGAGGTATAAAAAAAGGTTGGATGCGGAAGCGCAAAAGAAAGACCAAGTGGAACGTAAATCGCGGGTTGAAGCAAAAAATAAAGCACGGACTGGTATAGAAAGTACGTTACCCCCGGCGCTTAATCCATATGATAATTTACTTGGCTCCTCAGACCCGTTAGCTCCTCGTAGTGGAGTTTTAGCTCCAAGAATGCCTACGGGTAGTGGAGTTATGATGACTCCCGAAGCGGTTGAAGAAACCGCAGCCGCAGCCAAACCCTCTCCCGCAGTAGTACCCCCCGCTGCACCTGCAATAGATCCTGATGCGGGTATTAAAGCTGCGCTAGAAAAATCTGCAAACTTAGATCCTGTAGCGCAAGCAAAGGCTAGATCAGCGGCTGTTAAAGACGATCTTGGTTTAGCCGAAGGCATTGCTACGTTAGAAGATCGTAAGGGACGTAGAGAAACAGCATACGAAGAAACATCCGCTTCTGGTATGGATAACTTGATAGACCTACTTACGGCAGGTGGTCGTGGTGGTATTACTGGCGTAGGTGCTCGTAGTGGTCAGTTACGAAGAGAAGAAAACGCACGCCGTATGGCCTACGAAGATACTCTTGACGGTATAGAAGATAAGGCTACGACTCTCCGCTCTACCATAGGTGGTAAGGCTGCTACTAGCTACGACAACACCATGAAGACTATGTTGACTGTCCAGCAAGGTGCTCAGAACTCACTACTCAACCTAAGTGCAAGCGAACAAAAAGCTGTCAGGGAAGAGCGTGCTAATAACTTAGCAGAAGCTAGAAATGATCTGTCGCGTGAGAACCTTTTGTTGAACACCGTTGAAGGTGTAGAGAAGCAGCAGGAAATAATCACTGATACTCAGCAGACGGTGGCGGAGGACTTTAACCTGCGATACGATTCAGAGCTAAGAAAAGCCATGACCGCTGTTCGTGAAGGTGAAGACAACGCAGAGGAAGAATTAAAAATACTGCAAGATAGAATAAGTTTAGAGATGCGAAACGATCCGAGGTGGGTTACATCTGAAGTACGACAAGAAATGATTGACGGTATAGCTGAAAGAAACACTGCACTTATAAAAGCACAGCGAGAAAGGTTAGGTGGTTCTGCTATAAGTGGGGATGCTGGAAGACTTATAACCGCTAAAAAGGACGGATAATGCCTTCAATAGCTGAAGCCAAACGCGCACTTGCTTTGTATGAAGCTGAAGGCGACATGCAAAGTGCCAATATAATACGCCAAGCTATACAACAAGCCGAAAGCCCTGCGCCAGTAGGCCCAAGTAGGGCAGAAAGACGAGAGCAGATAGCCGCAGAGAATGCAGCTAAGTACGCTGCGTTTATGGAGTCTTATTCTCCTCCACAAGAAGAAACCGGCATCTTTGAAGACTTTACCACAGGTTTTGGTAGGGGCTTCGTAGGTGTAGGTGAGAGTGCTGCACTTGGTCTTGCTGCGTTAGCTGAAGAAGAAACTGAAACCCAGTTACGTGACCGTATTAAGTCTGTAGCTGACTCGTTTTCTCCTGAAGGTGGTGATCCTGAGTCGTTTACTAGCGGACTAGGTTCGGCGTTCGGCTCTATTGCAGGTATTGCTCTCCCCGCTGCTGGCATTGCTTTCGGCGCTGCTCCTTTGGGTGCCTCCGCTGCCCTTGCTTCAGGTCTTGCTACAGGTACTGCTGGTATACTAGGTGTAAGTGCCGCTGCCGGTGAAGCAAGTGAACGTGCTCGTGAAGCCGGTGTTAGTGAAGAAGTACGTAGTGCCGCTGCCTTACGTGGCGCTCCAATCGGTTTTCTTGATGTGCTACCTATGGCACGTTTTGTTAAGAGCATCGACGTACCTATACTATCTAAGTTAGTAGACAAGCTAGGCCCGGAACAAGTAAACACAATTGGCGAGAAAGTACGTAGCGCCGCACTGACTGGTGGGTACGAAGCTGGGCAAGAAGTAGCTGCTGAAGCTCTACAGAACCTTAACGAACGGCAGTACAACGAAGCTGTCGAGATATTCGCTGGCGCTGGAGAAGCCGCTACATTCGGTGGTATAGCCGGTGGTGTCCTTGACCTGTTCCTTGGCAGACGCGCACGCGACATAAAACCACCACCCCCTGCACCAGAAACTGAAGGTATACCTGAAGATGCTCCGGTAGGCACTCAGGGCGAGATGTTTCCTTTAGGTGAGGAACCAGCGGAAGTAGACGTAGAAGCAGTAAAAGCTAGATTATTTGAGGGTCTCGATACCGATTCCTTTGATGGTGTAGCTGCCCTACCTGAAGAGCAACGAGCAGAGTTACTACTAAGAAATCAAGATTTAACTAGGGCTGAGAGAGATGCCCTTATGGACACCGTGGAACCTGTCACACCTGTAGACGGGCCGTTGAGTCAAGATGTCTTACCGGGGATGTCTCTTCCTGTTACCGAAGAAATTGATACAGCTATGGATGCTCAGTTAAAAGCATTCTCTGATGAGCAATTGGCTGACGCTATGGCTCCAGCAGGTACGCAGCTTGAACTAGATGAAGTGCCTAGAGCCGACCAAACTGTTGACCTACCAGAAGATTCGGTTGACGTAGAAGAAGTACGTGAGCGTGTATTTAAAGGGTTTAGTGCATCTGCTCGTAGTAAGCCGTTAAACGAACTAACTACCAAGCAGCAGCAAAGAATAGCAAAGAGAGCACAAGCCTTAGCCCCCGCAGAACTTGCTGCACTTGAAGAAGTATTGGCCCAAGAAGCCGGTGTTCAGCCCACTACAGAAGACGCAGAAGGTATAAAAGCCCGACTATTTGAAGGTCTGGATACCGATTCCTTTGATGGTGTAGCTAATCTACCTGAAGAACAGCAACTACAGTTTGCACTTAGAAGCCAAGATTTAACTAGGGCTGAGAAAAAAACTCTCGTGGATGCTGCTCGTGGCGTTGCCCCCGCTACTGAAACAACAACCCAAGAACCATTGCCGGGATTAGAGCCAGAGAAAGTAGGCCCACAACTACAAGGACTACCTGCACCAGAAAGCGAAGCTATCGCTGGAGAAACAGTAGCTATTACGTCTGAAGGTGAGGCTCTTACTGGAGAACAACTACTCGAACGCCGCCAACAACAAGCTACTGAACGCGCAGAACAAGACGCTGAACGTGTGACACAAGAAGCTGTTATAGGTGATATGCCCGAAGCTGAAGTGCGGATGAGTCGTGAACGTGCCGCGATTGCCGAACGAGAACAACCAGATCTGTTCCCCACCGAACTTGCTATAGCAGAAGAAGTCGCTACAGAACCTGAAGTTGTCCCGGCGGCTGAACCTTTGCGTGTAACATCTCAGACGCTAGACTCTTTAGCAGTCCCGGCGAGCGCACCTATAAGACAAGAAATACCAGAAGGTGCTCTTTTAGACGATCCCGCTGTTTCTCCCAGAACTGGGAACCCGTTACCTATAACTGTGCGAGAGCGGTTGGTTACATACGGCAGAAATAGAGGCTCAAGAGCGTTACAAACCAATATCGACAATCTGCTGCAAGGAGAGCCTGATGGCGTATCGACCAAGCAACGTGTTCTACCTACCGCAACCAAAAGAAAACCTGTCGCAGCAAGAGATAGAGCAAGCGATGTCGTTGATCTACAAGGCTTGGGAGACGGAGCAGTCAGTCAGGATACCGTGGAACCTGTCACACCTGTCACAAGAACAGTGGGAGATGCTGGACGAGGCACTGGACGAACTGCTGCTAGAGCAAGAGCAGAGTCTGCTCCATTAGTAAATGCGCCACCTGTAGTTGAACGCTCAAGTATGCTGCGCCCAGACGGTACTCCACTTACACCAGTGGTAGATCAAGATGCCTTAGCTACAGAATTCCTAGACCTTGTTGCCCTACCAAAGAAAAATAAGGAGCAAAAGGCTAGGCTGGCAGAGCTAAAATCCCTAGCCCGTAAAGAAGTAAACGCCAAAGAAGTAAGAGAAACACCAACAGATACCAAGCCGGTAGAGTCTGAGTCAGAGATAGATGAAGGCGTTGCTAAGATCTTGGGCCGTATCGAAGAGGGTAGGTTTGACGCTGCCGTAGCCGCTACCGCCTCAGAAAAAGCTAGTTCTCCCACTACTTCTGCCGTACGAGCAAAAGTAAAACCAAAGAGTGACGAGGACAGAGCTAGGGTAGCTGAAATACGTAAGGAACGAGACGTTGGGCTATCAAAAGCAAACGACATCCTAGCGAAAGAGAAAGCCGATGAAGCATCTTTAGGTACGCGAACAATTGTAGGTAATTACGGTACTGAGGTACCAACCTTCGGTATATTCGGAACCGGCGGTAAGCCGCAGGAGATTGATACTCCCCTAGAGGCTTCGGTAGTCAGAGCTTTATACACGGGAGATGTTAAGGGTGCGTTAGAGGCGTTAAGTAAAACAACACCTGACAGACGCGCACGCCGTGTTGCTAAGAAGTTAATGGAGTACGTTGGTACTACTAAGTTGTTTCTTGTAGACCCCAGCAACGATAACCCAGCTAATATGACGGCAGGTGAGGCAGCTAATCTAAGTAAGCTATTCGCTAAAGAAAGAAATGGCGAGTTACCTGCTGGGCTGTATGTGGGTGCTGATAACGCAATACTCTTAAACCAGAGAACTGGAATTAACGCCTACACGTTCCTGCACGAAATGGCTCACGCTGCCACCTTGTTTGAGATAGAAACCAACCCGCAAAGTTCTACAGTCAAACGTCTTAACAAACTATACGAAGATGTTAAGGCTACGTATGGTAAATACAAACCTTACGGTACTACTAACCTAGCCGAGTTTGTAGCTGAAGCGTACAGCAACCCAGAGTTTCAACGTGACTTAGCTAGAATCAATCCGAAGGGTGGGCCGTTTAGCGCATGGCAAAAATTCCAAGAAATAATTGCTAAGTTCTTCGGATTCGACAAGTTGGGTGGTACAGCACAAGCCGAAGCAAACCGCCTCATAGAAGCAATCTTAGCTCCCGGCATAGCGATGCGTGGTCTGCCGAATGTACCCGCGTACTCCACTCAAGATGGCGTTCGGGAGGTCATGGGTACCTTGGCAAAAGTTAAGTCAAACCTTACTGAGAAAGAAGGGCGTGCGAAGATTAAGCGTGACTTTTTCTCCGTGTTTGGCACTAAAAATCTAAACCCCCGCAATGAAAAACTTATACGTGGGTTGCTAGGAGTACTACCTAATTCGGCAGTGTTTGACGATATTGGCTCTGGCATACCTCATGCTAAAGACTTAGGCAAGGCAATATTAGAGCAACGCGGTAGTCTTAACCGATCAGAGGCGGCTGTTAAAGCTAAACTCGACCCCATTGTAAGCTGGGCTTCAAAAGCGTCTGAAACCACAATGAAGCTGTTTAACAACATTGTGTACGACAGCACCATTGACCAAGTAGACCCATCAATATCGTTGAAAGAAGCTACAGATAGGTACGGGCAAGAAACTATAGACAACGCTGGGAAAGAGCTAAAGATAGACCGCTATAAAGAGCTACGTAAATTATACGACAGCAGCGATATGAGTGTTGATGGTAGAAGTGCCTACGTAGAACTACGTGACATATACAAAGCTATAAACAAAGACCTACAAGAATCCCTGCTAGGACGTATAGACTCGTTAGCCATAGAAGAGTCTGCAAAAACCAGTCTTAAAAACGACCTGTTCGCTAGGCTACTTAAAGCAGCTAACATCGAACCTTACTTCCCTCTAACACGTAAGGGTAAATACTGGTTGGCGGTTAGGAACCCCGCAGACAATGAAGTCGCTACTCCTACGTTTGAGAGTCTGGGAGACCGCGACCTAGCCATAGAGAGATTTGAGGACATGGGTTACGATGTTGAGGTCATTGACCCTGACAACATGAAAAAGTATCTGGATAACAACGCACCCCCCGGATCATTTGTCGCTCAAGTTTTAGGGATATTAAATACTTCAAACGTACCTGCGGAATCACGAGAGCAAATTGCTAGGCTGTATATTGAGTCCTTGCCAGAATCATCTTTCAGTAAATCACTACTAAAACGTGAAGGTCAGTTAGGTTTCGACATGGATGCAGTCGGGGCCGCTAGATCTAAAGCGTATGATCTGGCTCGACAAGCGGCAAGAATCCGCAGTAGTAATAAGATACAAAACGAGATTGATAAGCTAAAAGAAGCTACAAACCCTAAAGGTAACAAAGAGTTTAGGAATGACCGCGATATAGCCCTTGTAGGAGAGATGGTAGATCGGGGTAACTTTGCTATAAGCCCACCAGCAGACCAATACGCTAAAGTAGCTAACCGTGGGGCGTTCCTGTGGACTATTGGTCTTAACGCCTCCTCTGCACTGGTTAACTTATCTCAAGTGCCGTTATTTGCGTACCCTATGTTGGCGGGTAAGTATGGATATAAGGCAGGTTGGGATGCTATAACAGGCGCACAGAAGTTGTTTGTAGGTTCTTACGTACCGCACCCTAAAGAGCGTTTTTCTAACGACCCTGAAGGAGCTAAGAAGTTTGGTGATAAGTACACAACACCCTCACTAGACAACTACTACAACAGCACTATGGACGATGCGGGTAACGTAAGCTACTCAGTGCGAACTGACCTAAACTTGGATGATAAAAAAGCAAAAGAACTGGAGCGTATAAAGCCTCTAATAGAGCTTGCCGCTAAACGTGGAGAACTAAACTCATCTTTCTTAGCAGATACCCTAAGCGTGGATCAGTCAGGCCGTGAAACAAGTGTCATGGATAAAGTGACTAACTTATCTGCGGTAATGTTTCACAATGCAGAAGTTATGAACCGACAGACTACTATGGTCGCTGCGTATGATCTTGCACTTAACAAGATAGCTGGGGGTAAAACGCCTACGCCAGAGCAGAAACAAGAAGCAGCGGAGGAAGCTCTACACCAGACTCAACAGATAAACGGTGGTGCTACGCTAGAAACTGGCCCACGATACGCACGCGAAGGTATTGGTCGAGTAGCTCTTATGTACAAGGGTTACGGCATCCAGATGTACTACACAATGCTGAAGACTGGTAAGCAAGCTGTGGATAACATGTTCCCCGGAGACAACGCCGAGAGCAGAGAACTACGTAACCAAGCATTCAAACAGCTTGCGGGTATACACCTGTCAGCTTTGTTCTTTGCTGGGGTGCAGGGTTTACCACTGTATGGTGTGGTATCCATGCTGTATGACATGCTCCAAGAAGATTATGAAGAAGACGCAGACGAGGCGCTACGTAGCTACCTAGATAACGATGTCCTTTACAAAGGACTACTATCTGAAATGACGGGCCTAGACGTATCGCAGCGAGTTAAACTTACTGACCTGCTATTTGAGGCTGATAGGTTTAACAGTGACCCATCTCCAGAAGAGGCGGTTGGGCATTACTTCGGTGGCCCCGCATGGAGTGTGACCTCCAGAGCTATAGAAGGGTTTGGCGAAATAATGGATGGTGAGGTAGAACGAGGTATAGAGTCTATGATGCCGGGTGCTATACGTAACGCCTATAAAGGTCTTTACAGATACCCAAGAGATGAAGGTATCTTGACTCGCCGTGGCGACCCTATCTACGACGATATTACTGGCGGTGACATGCTCACGCAGGTACTAGGGTTCCCACCCGTTGGCTACACCCGTGAGATAGAAGAGACATCCGCTGCAAAAGGTATGGAGTCTGCTGCACGTAGCAAACGTCAGAAACTACTGAAGCGTTTGTATGTAGCTACAAGGTTCGGTGATTTTGATGCAGCCGATGCGGTGCGAGATGAGATGGATGAGTTTAACGAGGAAGAGATCACATACATAGATCCCAAGCTAGTTATAACTCCAGACACTATAGAGAGATCTATGCGTAGGCACATGTCAACCACCACCAAGATGCACAATGGTGTGCTGTTATCTCCTTACATGAAGAGTGCGGTAGATGACGTAGGGTTCTTATAAAAGAAACCCCCTACCGCATACGAGGGGACGCTACGGTAGGGGGCGAAGGCAGATAAGACTTCACTGGGAGGAGACCGATGACCTTATCTCAGCGGATAGTACCATACAGTCCTATGTTGTCCAATAGTTTCATAGAGTTCCATAAACGCCCATAAACGCTCATAAAATACGCCAAACACGTACACCCAAATAAGGTGTTTCAACTACTGTTCTTGCTTCAATATCCCAACCCATACCGGCTACACATATCTTCTTAACCTGTTGTATAGCCTCGGTTGTATTGACGCAGGGGATGAATATAGAACTACCCACCACCATAGCGCCCCAATCCACAACTATACGTAGCCCATCTGGGTTTATATCGTGCAGTTTGAGTACGGTGTCATTCACCTTTACCTAAGACCCTGAACCCCCCACTGTGCTTTAGCTCGTATCTACGGGTTATGTTGTACACCGCAGCGGGTTTCATACCTGTTTCTTTGGCTATCTTGGCTCTCGGCATACCACGCTTCTGAGCTTCTAGCACCACCATAATTTCTTCTTTAGGTAGATCCCGCTTGAACTTACCGCGCTCTACACGGGGTATTGGTGTTATGTTCGGTTCATCTGCGTAAGCACGTTTACCACGTTCTTTACCCATCTCCAATGCTTTGCTCTGGGCATTTATCGCTGCTAAAAATGTTTTACTCATATTACCGTAACTCCGACTGGTCGGGCCAAGCGGTTCTACCGATCAGCCGTTGAAGGACAAGTCTTTCTGTCCCCACTTCTTCTAGTATATATCGGAACGGTACACCCGCAGCCTGCATATTCCAGATCTTACGTTTCTCCTCCGCTGAGAACTTATCCGTCTTGACCCTAGATAACCTAAGATCAACATAATCCTCACGCATTTTCTTCTGTACTCTTATGGCACGTAGGAATTTATTACTCATCCGCTGTCGTGTCTCCTTCCTTATCGAACGTCTTACAATTAACTATTATCACCCTGCTATTTGGTAGCTCTAGGTGCGTACCTTTACCCAACCGTATAAGTCCACGTTTTCCACCTAAGTTCTTAATCAGACCATCCACAAACGCACCGTAGTTTACCTGCTGCGCTGCACACCAAGCCTTCAAAGGTTTAGGTACAAGATAAGCCTTCTTAGTATCCGTTTCGTACCTTGCAACTAACCTCCCGCGTGGTAGAGCATCCGGTATAACAAGGGTATCCAGACCATTGCCAGACTCACTACGTAAATCGTCGGTGCTCTTGAGCATTAGGATGTTGTTGTAGTTCTCAGTCATATAGTCATTAAGGGTCTGCTCTACTGACACGCCCATATCACTTACCGACTGTAAGTTTGTCTTGAGTAGCTTAACAGTCCACGCGAACAGGGCTTCAAGATCGTAGTCAATTAGCCCTAGCTGCTTGGCGATATATGCACCAGATAGTGTGGTAGCTGCACCGGCTGACCAGAAACGGTTCTCAGAAGTAAGCCCCGCCGCTTCATCTATTAGCCGCTGGTTCTCAAATACTATCTGCTTAACTTTTTCTAGGTTCTGCATAACGTACTGTATGTAGATGATCCCCGCGTGCCCGTAGTTCTCCGTGATAGCCACATCAAACGCATCGGTCTTCTTCTTGTCTTCGGTGCTGTCGAATACTCGACTAGCCTTCCACTCTAGCATCCGCTGGGCCTCTGCTTTGGGCTGCTGCTTCTCAACGGATATACGTTCGATAACACTGGCGTTACCTGTAGTCACAGCCAAGAACTGCCACGGTTCCCCACGAACACGTTCAAGGTTAGACCCTCCTGACATACGACCCCGTTGCTGCCCAGAGGACAACTGATACGCTAGATCACTGAGCTTTTCGCTCTTCTCGTTGGTTAGCTCGTCTACATAAAACGGTAGGTTATGCAGTATCTCTGCGCGGTTGAACTTCATAGCGTCAGTGTCACGCTCTTCTACCATAAGAGCTTTCTCAGAACCCCATACCGAAGAAGCGACACGTACCGCTGCCGTCTTACCACACCCTGAGATACTACTGTGTATATGCAAGGCACAAGAGTTCTGCGGTAAGAACTTCATTAACGGAGAACCAAACGCTGTACATACAACGTACTGGTGCATCGCTAGATCTGCCCTAGTGTTGTAGAAATTAGCCATCTCCTTCCATGCTTCCAACGTACCCTTCGGCTGCAAGTAAGGTATCAACGCACCCGTAGGTGTGGACGGCGGGTTATGCCTAGTCTCGTCGGGGCGTATTTCTTTATCTCCAACAATGAATGCACTGCACTCGTCGTCTACCCAACCAAACTGGCGGTGTGCTGTATCTGCTGTGGAGGTCGCTTGTAACTCATTTACCCATGTAATCATATATTGCATCAACTCATCTATTCGTGAAACGGCAACGCCCTGCATGGACATCTGTTTTCTAAATTCTTCTCTTGAAGTCACCGCTGTAAGCGGCATTGTAAATTCTCGTATACCATCTTGCGGTAGGTGTATCCTACAAACTACACCTTCACCGGCTTCTATATCTAATAAGCGGCGGGTTATGTAAATGTCGTTATGGTAGATAACACTCTCGTCTACCTCCCCATCGACACTTACGTTCTTAATGTACACACCACCGTTGATCCCTCGAAAGTACGGGCGGGGGTACACTGGGATAACGTGTTCTGTAGAAGTATCTTCACTAAACTCGAAGCCGAACTCTGTACTTTTTTCCGAATAATCATCCCCATCCTCACCAAACTCACCAAAACTTTCTTCGGTAACGTAGTTACCGTCTTCATCTACTTCGGCTTCGGGTATCTTACGCCCTAGAACAATCGGTGATTTAATCTTGCCCCAGTTAGGGCAGTCCATACATATGCCAGCCTCGTTCTCGTCGAATGTAGTGCAGCGGTACGGGCCTTTAATTAGGTCTAGTTTCTTGAGCGTAAGCTCTGGGGTGTATTCGGCGTGCTTCTCAGAGATCTTGTGCGCTGCCTTCTCACTGTCTTCGCAGAACTTAGCGATAGACAACCCTGCTCTCCACATAGGCTCTGAGGCTTCAGCTTGCCCCTTTATTATCCTACGTAACTGCTCACACCCTGTACCGTTCTGCGCCTTTAGTAATATATCTCTAAAGCTGTACTTGATGTTGCTCATCAGTACGTCACGCAGACTAGCTGGGCCATCCGCAGGTGTGTACTTCTTGGGAACAGGTATCGTGTCCATACCCAGCTTACTGGCAAAGAAGTCAAAGTTAACTACAGCGGGTACATCACCTATGACTTCTACTGGTGCGGGGGTTTCAGGTTTGTAATTGTGCGTACCTACTACACGAAGAACTCGTGCCATGTCAGCGGGTACTGCGGGATCTATCTCAAGCCCGAACTCTCTGCACTTGGCCTTAAACTGGTCAGCTACTACCTTCCACTGCTCTACTGCTACGGACTCTGATAGCCCCCAGTAGACATGTATACCACGCCCTGAGTTAACTATAAGAGGTTCTGGTAGTTCTAACGCCACGCGGAACTCTTCTAACCTACGTAGTGCGTCAGCTTGTGTGGCAAAGCCTTTGCGTTCAGCTACCTTGTCTTCGCCAACATCTAAATCTAAAAAGAACGACTTGATCTGCTTGGCATCTTCGCCCTTACGAGTCTCCTTCTTTCTGAAGTTACTCATAGCAAAGTACACATCTTGCCCTTTACTATCGTAATACTCGGTGGCTTCTGCGAGATCATCTACCGAGTCGAAGTATGTTTGCCGTACCCCGCTCGACGTTAGATTATATTGTAGGGCAACGTATACCCCTTCAGCGGGTAGCACCCACTGTAAAAATTCTCTTGTATTCATGTTCTGCACCTATTGCCGAGGGACAGTATGGCAGGGGTGTCGGCGCACCCTCTTCGGTATTACCTAGCCATACTGGAGTAGTTATTTAGGGTTAGTCATCCCAACCTTCAATAACTGAACTCAGGTCGCCGTCGTCTTTGGGTGCAGGCGCGGACTTCTTAACGACCTTCGTTGGTTCCGCTACTTCAGCGGTATCTGGCTCATCACCAAATATATCATCAGAGTCATCATCATCTAACTCGACACTGGTACTCTTTACACTACTGGTAGTATCACTAAACGGATTATCAGGTTGTGCTACAAAACCACCTTCCACAACGCCGAAGGGCGAACGTGAAACCATAGGCTTGTATTCAGTTACCTGAACACCGTTCAAACGCAAGCTAACCCCGTTGTCCCGCATAGAGTACGGTACGAAAGTGAAAGCAAGATTCACGGTACTGCCGCTGGTCAACTGAAAATCCGCTGGCAGCTTAGTGTTCTGTGCGTCAACTTGTATTGGTGGGGTAGTCTTATCAGTGCCGTAAGCACCTTTCAACTTACACTTACCAATGAAGTTACCGTCATCGTTCTTCTTGAATGGAAGAGCAAACTTATCAGGCCAGCTACTTTCTTTCTTGGTCTTATAAGCCGCAACCATCCCCTTGTATAAGGCTTTAGCTTCGCTCTCAGACATAACGAAGGACATCGAATACTCTGCACCATCATCTAGTGGGTCACATTTGACAGACGCACCGTTCTTACCAGCTTTGTTATCAAACTTGTAAGTGGTATCTAGTTTTGGGTAAAGGGCTTCTACGCCTTCGATTGTGTAGTACATATTATTATCAGCCATTGTTGGTCTCCTTAACTTAGGCTATTTATATTGAACCCTTCAGTCGTAGAGAAGGGCGAACCTTCTCGGTTGTAGGGGCTAACGTCGAAAGCAATCGCTGCTAACGTGTCATCGTCATCCACCATCAACCTGACTTTCTGTAGTTCCTTTTCTTCTAAAGGTCTTTGTGGGTAGAAAAACAACTTCGGTACAGGACTCCCTGCATCAAAACTTATCCTCGTCACCACTGCTGCGCTGGGCGTTCCATGCCCACTCAAAAACTTGGCGTAGGCTTGTAGAGGCATAGAACTTCTACCTCCGGCCTTACCAAATATGGATGAGGCGGGTACTTGCAACTGGTACACCGTGTCTAACGCTTGCCCTTCAACAATTGCTAGGCGCTGGCTGAACCTGCAAGCCCTACCCCCTCCACTACCAGAACCTCGGACATTGTTAGTGCAGTCAATACAACGCGCACTCTGTCTCTGCTCTGGTGGTACTTCAGGTGCGGGTCTCTGGGTATCACTAGACCAACATGTAGGCAGACGTTTGGCTTTAGGGTCGTAGTCACCTTTGTAGTACGAGCGCGATACTGCCGCTGCGTTTACGATAACTACGTCTATAGCTGTGCTGTCTGTCTGTAGGTCTAACCCAGTAAACTTACTACCCTGTATACTAACTCGGCGCACTATGCGTCTTCGTCAGCGTCGAACTCTGCTGCAATGTCTTCCGGCTGCACCGGCTGGGCGTTTGTAACACCTGCCATTAGAGCTTCGGACACCTTGGCTAACGCAAATCTCTGCGTCTTGCCGACCTTCACATAAGTATCTGAGGGTATAACACCATCCCGTACCCATTTACGGGTCGTGGATAATGACACACTAAAATACTTTGCGACATCTTCAATGGGAACTAATTGCTCCATTACTTACCCTTCCT